ATGTAGATGAGTTAGTTAGTACAGATATACAAAACCTAATCAATATTTTATAAATCAAAACACCAAAACTATGAGTGATTTTTCAAAATGGGATGAGCAGGAACAAAGATTGTTCGTTGCTAAAATCATCCACAACATTAACTATTCACAGAACAATTTAGTCCTAATGAAAGCTTTAGTAGAGCTATGGGATACTTACCCAGTTCGTGAAGCGTTATTCTTTACACAAAATTTAATGAACCAAAAAACTCTATCTAATGGAAATGCAATTAACTAATCCTTCGTATGAATTAATCAACAAGGACTCGATGCTTAAACTTTCAACTGAATTATCTCAGTTGATAAAAGAAAAAGGACTCTCAAGTAACATACAAGGTAAACAATTCGTGAATGTTGAAGGTTGGCAATTCGCAGGTGCTTCTTTAGGCTTAATGCCTATTATTACAGAAACTACTGACTTGACTAGAAGAGGAACAGAGCCAGGTCAAGTAGAAATTAAGTACATGGCCAAGTGCGAAGTGCGTAATATTACAAGCGGTCAGTTAGTAGCTACTGGAGTTGCTTTATGCTCAAACTTTGAAAGAAGTAAAAAAGGATTTGATGAGTATGCTATCTTATCTATGGCACAAACAAGAGCAATCGGTAAGGCTTACAGAAACTTATTAGCTTGGTTGATGAAGGCTGCTGGATTCGAGGCGACACCTGCCGAGGAAATGGACTTTGCTAAGGATGAAACCCCTACCAAAAAACCTAAAGTAGTTGAGGTTGTAGTAGAAGAGATAACTGTTGAGGTAGATCGTGATGACATCATTAAAGATATACAAGCAGCATCTAGGATGAAAGACTTGACTGATGTATTTTTTGCTAATAAGGAATACATAGAAAAAGATGAGCATTTGATGAAACTAATGAAGGCTAAAAAAGAATCGTTAACAACAAAAAAGAAATAAAATGAGTAATTTACTACCATCTATTGAATTAAATTCAATTACACCATCCAAATTTAGCATAGAACTATTAAAGCAAGTAGTTGTAACACACTTTAGGGAAACAGGTGAGAATCCCCTTGAAATGCTCGTTAAAGCAGAAGCATTAGTTCAGTTGTTAGAAGGGATTAGAGCTGAATTAAAAGAAGATGTCATTAATCAGTTGGACTTACATCCTCAAGGTAAAGCTATAGTGCTTGATGCCGAGATTGCTAGAATAGAATCAGGAGTTAAATATGCCTATGATGGTGACCATACATGGCTTAAGTATAACCAAGAGTTAGAAGCTATTAAGTTTAAGCAGAAGGAAAGAGAGTCTTTACTTAAGACTATTAAAGAGCCATTGGTTGATCCTGAAACTGGAGAGATGATATATCCTGCTCCAAAGTTTAGTACAACTACATTTAAAATATCATTAAAAAAGTAATATGAAAGACTTAAAAGAACATTTACAAGCAAAATATCCTCAATATTTTATTGAAGACATTACAAATTTACCTGGTCATAAATTTAACCCACAATATTGTTCTATAATAACTGATGCTAATCATCAGCATATGATTATTACTCCTAATGGTGAGCAATTATACGGTACAATTAAAACGGTTGTTACAGATGAACATAATGCTCAACCAACTTGTGAGGTTACATTATTTTGTAACATTTTATCAAATGAAGATGAAGCAAAATATATGTACGAAGTAAATAAATAATATGAAAACACTAGGAATGATTAAGTTCTTTTTAGTAGCAGTACCACTAGCGATTTTTTTGTTAGTGTTTATGGAATTATATTTTAAAATCAAAGCAATAAAACGACTATTTTGATACTACAATTAGAACAAACAATAGATGTTTTAACCCCTTTAGGCTATGGCAAAGCAATCGCATGGATTGATTACGGAACAGACACCAACACTATTTGGAAGGTCGTACTATACGACAGTAGTCTGGTTAGGAACTTTTACGATGATGACATACTCGTATATCCCAATGCCATGGATGGCGGTAAGATAGATGAGGAGTATTTTTCTAAAAGGGATTTCCATGCTACAAACCAATCATTCATCAAGGGCCTAAAAAACCATTTTAAACCAAAATCAGATGTCACAGGAGATTAAAGGATTAGAGAACTCAATACCAATTAGAATGGTTTATACTGACACCAAAGAAGAGGTGTTATTTAAGTCGGCAGCAGCAGCTAGTCGTAAAACAAAGATAGCCTCACAAGTAATCCGTGAATCATTAAACCCTATTGCTCGTAAGCGTTTTATAGTGGATAATAGGAAGGTGGTTTTTAGAATATCTAAAACTGATGCCATATGACACACGGATCGCTTTTTAGCGGAATCGGAGGATTTGATTTAGCAGCCCATTGGATGGGATGGGATAATATATTCCATTGTGAATGGAATCCATTCGGACAAAAAGTACTTAAACATCATTTTCCAAATTCAATTAGTTACAATGACATTACCAAAACAGACTTCTCTATTCACAGAGGAAATATTGACATCCTTACAGGAGGATTCCCTTGCCAACCCTACTCAAGTGCAGGAGAAAGGCTTGGGAAGGCCGATGAAAGACACCTCTTTCCTGAAATGCTTAGAGCAATCAAAGAGATTAAACCCAGGTGGGTTATTGGCGAGAATGTTCGTGGACTTGTTAGTTGGGGAGGGGGAGTGGTATTCCACGAGGTGTGCTCTGACCTGGAAAGGGAAGGATATGAAGTCCAACCGTTTCTTATTCCAGCTGCAAGTAAAGACGCACCCCATAGAAGAGAACGAATATGGTTTATTGCCTACTCCGATGGCATCAGAAGCGGACAAAGCGGGGATAAACGACAGGCAAAACAGTTTAACGAGAATGGTGAAGAGGGGCTTGTTACCGACTCCAAATTGCACAAGAATAGATATTCCAACAATGGAGGAAGTAAACAAGAGGAAGGAGATTTATGGAGGGGAAAGGAGAGCAATGTACCTGACTCATTTTATAGCGATGGGATTTCTACCAACACCAATGGCATCGGATCATCATGGGGGAACAGCAAAGCTATCGGAGAAGTTCGACAGGAGAAGCAATTTGAAGCACAATATAGCTCAAAAGGTTGGCAAGGCTTCCCAACTACACCCTGCGTTCGTGGAGGAGATGATGGGCTTTCCCACGAATTGGACTCTATATCCGTTTCTAAATGGTGTAAAGAGTCAATCAAAGGATACGGAAACGCTATAGTTCCCCAGGTTGCACATGAGATTTTTAAGACAATAGAGAAGTTTGAAAATTCTTTGTAGATTTGTCATGTTATGTACGAGATAACATTTAAAATTTTTGCCCTAGGTGGCGTTAGAACTCGTACTTCTAGCAAAACCGATGGGCTTTTTTTATTCTTATGAATCATAATTGGTTTGCAGTCCTTCCTGCACAGGTTTTATTAAGCAAGGTGCTTACAGATAAGCAAAAGTTATTAATAGCTTTAATATCTAATTTAAGTAACGAAAGAGGCTATTGCTTCGCATCAAACAGGTATTTAGGTGAGTGTTTAGATTGTGGCGAATCTACGATTAAAGACCATCTTAAGAAGCTTGAGGATATGAAAATATTAGGAAGGATTATTAAGCTAAAAGAAAATGGTGACTTTGACTTTAGATCACTCGTAATTAACATAGAGATACCTAGGTCAGAAAACAAACCCACCTCAGCCAGAAAATCGGCTAACCCCTCAGCCGAAAAACTGGCACATAATAATATAGTTATTAATAATATAGATATAATACCTAATAAGATATATAACGACAAACAATCTTTTGTTTCTAGAGTAGATGAATTTAAAGATAAACTAGGCAACCAATATGATTCTTTTTTATCTTACTGGACAGAAGCAGATGCTAAAGGTAAAATGAGATACCAAGACCAAAAATTCTTTGACATAAGTAGAAGGATAGCTACATGGACTAAAAACTCTAAGAACTTCGAACCTGTTACAACACAAAACACCAAAATAAAACTAAAATGACACCTAAAGAAAAAGCAGAAGAATTGTATTATAAATATTTTAAAATGATAACAATTGAAAGTCCAATAGACAGAGTATCATCTATACCGTATGTTAAAAAATGTGTACGCATACTAATAGGCGAGGTAGTATATTCAATTGATTGGAAAGATTTTGAAACATCTAATAAAACATTTAAATATTGGTGGGAAGTTTTACAAGAAATAGAAGCATTATGATACAAGTACAAAACTTACCAAAAAACCTAGATGTTGAAAGGAATATCCTTGGAGCATTATTAATCGACAAAAAATCATTGTCATTAGTAATCAACTATTTAAAGGAGGATATATTCTACGACTATAAGCATAAGCTTGTATTCAAGACAATAAGGGAGATGTATGATAAGAATATACCCATTGATATTACTACCCTATACCAAAGAATCATAGATGCTAAACAGACGGATCAAGTTAATGCCTATTACCTTTCTGAAATGACCAAGGATGTAGTATCAACTGCTCACCTAGAAACCCACATAGAATTAATAATAGAGCTATATAAGCGTAGGATGTTGGTGCTGCTGGGTGGAGAGCTTGTTGTTGGGGCGACTAATGGTGAAGCTGAAACCATGGATTTTATGGCTGAGGTATCCAAAAAACTCATTCAGCTACAAGAGTTTGGTAATATCTACGAGAAGATGATGGAAGATATTATCTTGTCTATTAACTACTCTCGTGATATGGCTCAAAAAGGAGGTTTATTGGGCTATAACACAGGTTTTAATGAACTAAACAACACCTTATGCGGATGGGTTAAACCTGACCTAGTAATCGTAGCTGCAAGACCAGGGATGGGTAAGACTGCCTTTATGCTTTCTAGTATATACCAACTAGCTTGTTTAGATAGCGTTCCTACGGCTGTTTTTAGCCTTGAAATGAGCTCCGAGCAGTTAGTTGAAAGGTTAGAGTCAATTAGCTCTGGGCTGCCCTTAAAATGGCTTAGAATGAATACTATTGATGATGCACAAAGGAAGGTGCTTCTTAGAACAGATGACTTGTTATTGACTTCCCCCATACACATTGAAGATATGGGCGGTATTAGTGTTACACAACTTAGAGCAAAAGCCACCATCTTGAAACAAAAGTATGGAATCAAGGTAATCTTTATCGACTACCTCCAACTTATGAGTGGTACAGGCAAATCAAACCAAAACAGAGAGCAAGAGGTTAGCTACATAAGTAGAAGCCTAAAAGCCTTGGCCAAAGAGTTGGAAGTACCTATTATCGCCCTATCTCAATTAAGCAGAAGGGTAGAAGAAAGGGGAGATAAGATGCCTCAGTTATCCGACTTAAGGGAATCAGGTTCTATCGAACAAGATGCTGATGCAGTTATTATGCTTATGCGACCACATTACTACGAGATGACGGAACCTATTGAGATTGGTGGAAAGGAATATGCAACCAATGATTTAGTTATCTGCAAGGTAGAGAAGAATAGACATGGACAAACCAAGAACCTAGCATTAAGATTTTTACCTGAAATAATGAAATTTGAAGATTACCAATAACCAAAATAAATAACTTATGAAACAAGTTTATGTAACCAACAATGTCGGTGATCCGTTAGAATACGATTACGACTTAAAGTATGAGGAAGGCAAAAGAACTTGCCTATATTCTCGCAATAGTGAATGGACTGAATATTTGCATGGACAAAAAGCAGGTTCTATTAAGGATATTGATGATGGGTTTCTAATTAAGATTGGTGAACAAAAGATGAAACTAGACTATGCAGATATGCAAGTACTAAAAATCCTTTTACTATCTGATTTAGAAGATACAGATTACTTTGAGATTAGAGAATGTAAAACTATTAAGAAATGGCCAAAGGGTACAGGAACAGAAGAAAATTTGAGATAGAAGAAGCAAAGGCTAAGGATGGAACTTACCAGGCTATTAAGCTATTCGCAAAGAGCACCAAGGTTATTGTTATTCATCAAACAGAAGCACTAAAGAAAAAGTATTTTTTACTTGAGTACGAAAATAATGGTGTACCTAGTGGCATAAGTGACACAAGGGCGGAATTTTTTGCATTTAACCTTGATTTAAGGGATAGAATAGTTTTTATAAGAGCAGAGTTCTTAAGGGTTAAAGCAAGGAGATACTGGCGAGTTGGAGAGATAAAAGTAAAGGATGGAATAAAGTATGTTAAGATGCCAACAGAAGAATTGATACGATGGTACTAATGTATATTAAATATATATATTAACTTTGACTCATGGCCTACATATCTGCAAGTGACTTAACGAAGATGATGATGGATTATCTAAAAGATAATGGATGCGAGGTATGGAGGAATAATAACTTGGCAGTTAGAGGTAGAGCATTCATTGGTAAGAAAGGAGTTCCAGACATTATTGGTTATAGTAAAAAGTATGGCCACTTTGTTTGCTGCGAGATTAAAGCGATAGGCGACAGACTCTCTTCGGATCAAATGGTGTTCTTAGAGGAGTTAGCTAACGCAGGAGGAACTGCAATGTTATGTCAGCAGATTAGAGATGAATCAGTAATAGTTAAAATATATAAACAAGATGGCGAAAGTCAAGACTGGGAGTTCAACAAAGGTGTCCTTCGGATCAAGGAAACGAGGTAGAGCAAAGAAATCATTTAATAAACATAGTCCTAGACCAAAGGCTTACATAGGTCAAGGCCGTTAAAACAAAGTAAAATGGAAAAAGTAGAATTAGAAAACAAGATAGAGAAAGCTCCTAAGACAGTTAAGAAAGCAAAGGATGAGTTTACGCAAGACACCTATGATTTTTTGCATCAGGTGTTAGTAGATTTTGCAATAGATACAAAGTATAGACCTAAGTTAAAAGTAATCTTACAAAACGCAAAGGCAGAACCAAAGAATAGCAGTAGCATTTAATAACCAAAAATAAATAACATGGCAGCAGGTAAAGAAAAGATTTTCCTAGGAAGGTCACAAACATTAAAAACGGCATTTGGGGAGTTTAAGAAAGTAGCATTCGGCCCAGATGACTTAAAGAAGATGAATGATTTTGCAGCAACTAACAATGGTTGGGCTAACATTCTAATCAAAGAAAAGAAAGGAGCTACTCCAGGTGAAGCAGGATTCTATATCGAGCTTGACACTTGGATTAAAGATGGCCAACCAGCCAAGAATTTACCATTTTAACAAATGATTATGAAAACAAATTACAAAGATGTAGTGGTTAATTTACTAATTTTGCTCGTAGGAGTTTATCTACCATTTGCATTTATTGTGAATGAGTTTAATCCTTTAGCTTGGAATTGGTTTAGTAGATCATTATATGTACTTACTTTAGTAGGTTTAATTACTTACGCTATAAGAGAGTATAGACAAAAATAGTTTTGTGTGTTTTTTTGAAATAAAGGTGAGTCCTGTCGTTTCTACGATGGGACTTTTTATTAAAAACCCCCCAGATTTTACCTGAGGGGAAACCAAAACACCACCAACTATGAGAGAGCTTCTTATGATTGCCTATTTGTTTTATCGTAGAACCTTGTTAGAACTGTTCCGTATAAAGCTGCTTGATATCTCTTAATAAAAGAGTCTGAGCTCTCATCTATATAGAAGTAGTCCTGTGATTGCATATATACATAGCATCTATTTTCATCTTCTTCATCATCAGTTACGGATTCAACTAAATGAATATTGATCCAGGCATCTGATTGCTCAGTACCATCGCCATATTCGTAGCTATCATCTTCCGTTAATTGCGTTATTTGAAGTAGCATTTAAAATACTATGTTTTATAATTGTTAATCTAAGCTTTTGAACTATAAAATTCAATCTCACTTCTAACTCATCCCTTTTTCTCATCAACTCATCAATCTCTAGTTCTGCTTTAGTCTTCATACAAATTTACGCTTTAATTATTATAGAAATAAAAAGTGCACACATCATTGATTATCAATGAAATATACACTTATGTTATAACGGATTTAACCTACTTTTTGCTTGGAAGCCTTACTATCTTGCTTCCTAATGGCATGGGCACAAATATAGCAATTCTACCGCCATCTAAAACAACTCCACAACCTAATGTTGGTCGTTTGGGGAAAGGTCGTGAATACTCCATTGCATAGGCATTAATATCTATTCCACAACCCACATTCATACCGAATATCATATCCTTATCACTTGAAGAGTACAAAACTCCCCCAAAGGAGTGAATATGACCTATTACAGTTGATTGTCTAGCATCCCTTGCTCTATTGATTGCACCTGCTTGTCCTGATGATCCTGTACCATGAGTATATAGAACACCATCCATTTCCCATTCTAAGGCCCATTTCCAGCCCCTAGGAGCTTCCCAAGCATCTTCATATGTTTTAATAAAACGGCTCGGTAAACCGCTTGTAACGGCCTTTCTTTTGTGTAGGGCACTATGGTTGCCTATACATACTTTTACATTAGGGAAACGCTTGTACCAAATATTTAATTGTTGTAGGGCTAATTGCGACTCTTTTGACGCTGAATCACCATTAGGATTATGCTCATGGTAGCTAATCGCATGATTGTCCACCTCATCTCCTATGTGGACTATTTCAGAACATTGGAACTTGTTAAAAACCTCATAACAAAAGTCGAGGTACTTAGGATGGCAGAAAGGAAAGTGTGTATCGCCTATGATACCCACATTTTTGGTTTTGCTCATATTGGTTGGTTGTTGGTTAGTAAGCCGTGTAAGTAGTCTTGCCGTTTACTTTGGTTGCTCTCAAAGTTTGCTTTCTATTCTCTTTTCCTCTGTATCCCACATGAACCCAATCAGGTTTCTCTTTATTACCGAACTCCCAAATTAATTGGTCGTAATCAAGGCTTTCCTTTATGTAATTAAAGATGTCAGTATTACTAACCTCTCCACCATGCCCATCCATATCTATATCAGCCGCACGGCCCTTGCAATGATCTGAATTTAAACTGCCTCCAATGAAATGATTAAGGTCAGAGCTTCTGTATCCACTAGAAATATTAATTGGGCCAAACTTGGCTCTTATAGGTTCTAATACTTTCTCGCATAATGTTTTGATGTTCTCTAGGTGTTCAGGTGTTGGCATATTACTAACTCCTTCACGCTTTGCTGATTCACTCCTGGTGAACTCACATAAATCAAAATGGGCTGATAACTTCATAACTATTTTTTAAATACTTTCTCTACTGTTGTTAAGCCTAAACAACCGAATGCTAACAAAGCTACTGATTCTACAAGTATTGTTGCAGGGGCAGTATGTTCATCGCTAAAACTATTGTGGTACATAGTAACACACAATGCTATAACGCATAACAAACCACATAATCTTTTCATACTTAATCTTCCGTTATCTTCTGTAAAAAATTGCTTCATCTTATTTCTTTTTAGGAGCCTTTTTTAATGGGGCTTTACTTTCTTTTTTAAATCTAATAAACATTATTAAAATCAAAATTGTAATACATAAACTATAAATATAAATATTAAGAAATAGGCCTTCTCTTTCTAGTTTTTCATTTGCATCATTTGACATAATTGTCCTTAAAGAATCTATATTTTTAAATATTTTGTCTTTGTAGTCTATGTACAAAGGCGTAAAAAATGCTTTATTATCCATTTGCTTAAAAGCAGGGTTCTCTATTTGGTTGGCAAGTTCATTACTAAGCCTTAACCCTTGATTATAATATTTTAAGGCTTTATCATCTAAAACGAACTTTTTAAGTTTTCTATTGTTTAAATGATTATTAAATTGGTTTAAAAAGCTAGTATCTTTTGTAGATGTATATGCAATCGCATAATAAGTAAGTGAATCTGTAGAGGTTCTTAGGTAGTAGCTAATTTTTTTGCCATAATCTAATTGTACTTGTGCATTTTCTATTTCCTTAATAGATGCCATTGATAGTATAACGATAATTGCAACTGGTATTGATATTACCCAAAATTTGTTTTTGATAGCATTTTGTATCATCTTTTAGGTTTTTTAACTGACTTTTTAGTTGGTATTTTATGTGGAGTAACAGTAGTTTTAGGCACTACTTTATCCTTTAGTACTTTAGTTAAAAGTAATTCTACTCCCTTTAGCCCTAAAAAACCTAATAAAAAAGCTATTGAAAATTGATAATTAACCTTTGTTACGGCAAACATATCCGATGCTACAGGTGTTAAATAGTTAGCTGAGGCTACTCCTGCAAATATGGAGGTAACCGATTTTCTTAAATCCATAGCAGCATCTTTACCCACCATTAATACCGATCCAAATAATCCTGCTACCGACATACCGATATTAATACCCAAATCCTGTAACAATTCCTTCATTACTTTCCTATTTTTAAGTAGATACCACCAGAGTACCCAATATTGTAATTTTTACTAATATCTACGCTAAGTCCTATTAGAGCCTTATTTTTGACACTTAGCATCAAGGAAGGACTTAGTACTTCCAAGCCATTAAGTGGGCTGTATGAGCCTCTAATGCCCCAATAAAGGGTATTAGTCGGTTTACTAGCGTAGAACTCTCTTAAAATGATGGTTTTTTGGGTTAGACTAGCCTTGAAGCCTCTAGAAATGATCCTATTTTGGCCTATGGTGTCATCTATTACAAAGATATTAGAATCTTTCCTAATAGTATCGGAGTAAGCCTTAACCTGGCTATAATCAGCTAATATGCGTATCGTATCGGATATATGCGTATATAAGGTATCTATCACCTTATAGGGTATAGAATCCCCTTTTTTGTACCGATTTATGTACGATTTTGAGTAGATTGTATCGTGAATAGTTAGTACCTTCTTATAGCTAGACAAGTCAATAGGAGTCTTTCTATAGGCAGGTTTAACCAAAAAATATAGCCATAACACTAAAAGTACTATGGCTATGAACAAAATATTGTCCTTAATGAACTTCATTATAGTTCCTCTTCTTCTTCTTTAATAAATGTGATACCTGTAACCCAATCTTCAAGGAAACTAAAATGCTCTAAACCATTTGTGTTAATGACCTCAATAGGCTTAAACTCAAACTCCTTCTCCCCTAATTCTTTTACTTGAGCAGTTAGCTTTTTGATACTTTCTTTAGTAAACTTGTAACCGCCTTTTTCATCCAATAATAAAATGTCTTTATCATCGGTTGATGCGTTATCAAGGCGGAGTTCTTCAACTTGGGCTTGATAGCTTTCGTGGTGGATTTTGACTTTGTCATAAATTTTTACGAGTTTTTTCTGTGTTTTACTTTCAGAGTTTCCAATAACCGCATTAATTGATGCGACTAGGGTGTTTAGTTGTTGATATTTCATTTGATTTGATTTTTTACAAATATAGTTAATTGTTATAGGTTTGGTTGTTATACTTTTTCATAAGTCATTTCAAAAATATCAGGCTTACAAGGATAGTATTCTCCTTTAACTCCCTTAATTATATAATCGCCTATTGTTGCAATATGTTCTCCTTCTAATGTTTTTATAATTAAACCGCCTTCTATTTTAGTCCAATCAATATAAAAATTAGCACCTATTGCGGTTATGTAATCAGTATTTTCACCACCTAAAAAATTAAACATTTCTCGGTGATTATCACCATTCCATTTAACTGCTTCAATTTCAACAGGTTTTTTTCTAAATTTTGTCATAGTTTATTTGTTTTGATTATGGGTTTGGTTGTAGTAATTGTTTGATAATGTTACATTTTTATCTCTATAATGCAATGAATCAAATTCAGCTTGTCCATTTTCGTGAGCTTTTATTATCTGCTCTTTTTCTTTTTCAAGTGCTTTATTAAATAAACCATCTTTCTCTAATCTTTCAAAGATAGATTTAACTAATGTGCCATCTAAATTATCAATCAACTCTTGCATTGCTGTTTTCATAATATTGGTTTGTTATAGGTTTTCTATCTCTTGTTTTACTTCATCCCAATATTGCTTTCGCCTTTCTTCAAAATTTCCTTTAAATCCTTGTGGAAATTCATTCAATATCTCATCTACTGCTATTAATGCACATAGTTTAGCTGATTCAGTAGTATATACAAATAATATTTTACCATTTGTAATACTTTTATATTTTCCTACTAATTCTAATGATTTTTCTTTAGGTGTCATAATATTGGTTTTGCCAAAATTAGTACTATTCGGTTACTTCAGCAACTACTTCAGGAACTATTGGTTCAGGCACAGGTGGAACATAATCCCCAATGATTGTAAGGTTAAGTTGTGTGGCTGCCCAATTATATATCCATTCATTAGCATCTGCATCGGCATCCCAATCTAAATAATCTTGCCCTGATATAGTTAAGCCTCCATTCACTAACACATTTGACATAACATAACCTGAACTTAAAATAAGTTCAATTAATTGATATTCAAAATTTGCAGTTGTAGATAAATTATCATAAGAAGATATTAATGTAAATACTGTTGCTTGTTTTTCTTCGCCATTTTGCCAAGAAGAAACTGGTTGAATTGTTTTTGCCATTTTTATTTTATTTTTAATTGTTAACAAGCCGAAGGTGAATTGTTTATTGATGATGTAACTAAATTAAATCTTGCTCTAAATCCTGCACCTGTATCACCAAATGCTCTATAATGTAAAAACAATCCTGTATATGTAGTCATAGGGAAAATAGTAGTTAAATTATAGTTGGCATAGAAAACAGTACCAAATGCTGGTGTTGCTACATTAGTCCAAGCTATTGTACCAACATCTAAATACAAAGCACAAGCATCAGCTAAAATATCACCATTATCCGATATGTTCCATTTATAAACACCTGTTTTTGCAACAAGGTCTGATTTCACAACTAATTGATTTGATGCTTTAGCCGTAATAGCATTGATTACTACATATTGTTCTGCCTCTGTTCTAGTTACTTGTTTAGAGCCTGGCGGTACTGCTGCCTCTGCACCCATAAATACATTAGTAGTTACTGAATCTTTTAAGTTATCCCAACTTATACATTGATTACTTGCTATTGATGCCCAACTCATATTACTTAAGTTTAGCTTTTAGTTCTTTAATCTCTTGTTCCAAAGCATAGATTTTAGCAGTATGAACTTCACGATAAGATAGACTTAACATATTATTATCCCCTTTACTAATTGCACTATCTAATACACCAATTAAATCTTGAGCATAATAACCTAATTCAACCTTTCCGTTTTTAGTGTAAAGTTTAGGTGTTATAGATTCAATGCCTTTTGTTTGATAATTATCTTCAATAAGTGTTTTGATACGCTTATCCGAACCTTCAAAATATCCTCCTGCATATACAAAATTATTACTACTAGCACCTATATAAACATCACCACCAATAGGGCAAAGTATTAGGCTTTTCCAAGCAGTACCATTATGAACAGTACCAATGAATCCTCTATCAAGTGTTGTATTCCAACCTATATTTACACCCTTCCCACTTATCCCTATTGCTCCATTAATTGTATATCCCGCACCAAAATCCCCACTTGCAGTATAACCTCCCGAAGTAATTCCACCACTAAAAGCTGAACTTACACCATTTATAGCACCGCTAAAAGTAGCTGCACCTGTTGTATCAATAGATAATGGAATTGCAGAAATACTAGCATCTGAACTATATTGTCTTAATGTAAATTTTCCTTTTGTAGAAGCATCTGCACCATATGATTGCCAAAAAGCACCATTGCTTGAACCCTCTTGACTTAAAGTTGTTTTGTTTGCAGCGTGTGCTAAATTAGCACCAAATACATTTACTGCATTACTAAACCTACCCGTTCCGTTTACATCTAGCTTGTATAAAGATGGGTTTGTAGTGTAGCCAATTGAAGTTCTACCACTTGAATCTATATTAAGTTGTGCGGTGTTATCAGTACTTAATGTAAGCGAACCT